TAATCTGTAAGTGGTTGCCAAAGGATAATCCTGAGTTAGCCTCTCAAGTGCTTAAGCTAGGAGTCCGATTATTCCTTCACACATTAGCTGGTTTTCGCGTCAAGAGCGAGGCAATTAAAGAGGTAAGACAACTTGAGAGCCAAATCGTCAAACTAAGCGAAGAGAAGCAAATACTAGAGGAGTTGATCGAAACTCAAAAGATTATGATCGCTGACTTTAGCAGTAAAAACTCGATGCTTGACTATAAGCGGCTAGTGATCGAAGAATTGCACGCTGAAAAAGAGCGCGATATAGCTAAATTTAACTTACTCGAAACCGAACGAGAAAAAGCACGGGGATGGCGAGGCGGTCGAATGCTTACAAGAAACGATAAAAAACGGTAAAAATACCTAAACCCATATAAACCCCCTATGGACTCATAGGGGGTTTATAGTTTGTTGGTTTGTAAATAGATTGTAGATAAGGTGATCGACAATAAAAAGCATTGATATATATAGGTTCTAGACTTTGTTAGTATTGTTACTCTATTTCCCCGTGTCAGAATTTTTTATCCTTTTCTTATTGTCCAGTTTGTTTGTCTCTCTTTATTTTTTTCTCTCTGTATAGAGTGTCGACAAGATAAACAAACCTCGAAATCTATACTCTGCAAGGATTTCGATTGTTAATAACCTTATCTACAATCTATCTACAGACTAACAGACTTATTGCTGACTTTGGTTTTTTTTTCTATTGCTAAACTTAGTTATCTCCCGCAGTCTTTTTATTGTCCAGCCTGGTATATTTTCTTATCTTTTCTTTTTCCCTATAAACCATTGACAACGTTAACAAAGCCTACAACCTTTGCGGAGTAAAGGTTTTGATTGTCGATCACTTTATTAACAATCTATTTACAATGGTAACGAGTAAATATACTTAGTACATCTGCTCAGAAATAATTCTCCCATATACTTGACTTTATTGGGAGAATGATCTAATATAGAAAAGTAAACAAAACACACAACGACGACATGAACACCTTACAAACTAAATTAGCTCGATTGGAATCTCAACTTAAGATTACAAAAGGCAATCGTGCCAAAGCTAAGATTGTTATAGAAATTCTAAAAGTAGAATCAGCTATTGAGCAATTCAATCTAGAGCAAAAAGAAATTACCCTAACACGGGAACAACAAAGATCATTAAACGCACTGACAGGAGGACAATTTATTTTTCAATTATTAACAGAAGAATCTAAAAAACAGTTATTAGAGATTGTTAGCAAATTAGAAGACTTAGAACGTGAAGAATATCGAGATAAGTGTACTGGGAAGGGACTCTGGAAAAGACTTAGCGAAGCTTCTATAAAAAGATCGGAGAAAAGATCAAATAAATACAGACTTTTAAGAGAAAAAGTTAGTAAATTAGAATTAATTCAAGAGAAACCAGCAGAAATCAAAAATATAACTGTTAAAATCCCTGTTAGTGTTTCTACCCTTAAAAAACACTGCAAAGTACCATCTCCTGAACGGACAGACAAAGAAATTATTGACGGATGGAAGTATTCTTTAGCTGCCCAATCAATGCAAAGAGACTTTAGAACACAAAAAGATATTCAATGGGGGGATCGCCATCTCCTTCTACAGGTAGTTTACTGGGTTGATCAATACCAACAAGAAATGGATAAAAGGGGATTAACAGAAAAATACTGTCTATGGATCGAGAAAAAACAAGCATTTAAAGACGAGTTTTATCGAAAACCAGAAAAGACAATTAATAAATCTAAGGATACTCAAATCAATATAACCGAAACTCAAGCAATTGAACTCAGAGCCAAACAATTAGAATTAAATCTTTTTGGTGAGATGCCATGCGTAAATAAGTTTCAAGAAGTAATCGATAACACAAAATTTACCGAACAGACCATATCTATTCTAAACAGAGAAGGTAAAACTAGAGAAGTAAAAGGAGAAGCTTTGGGCGATTATCTAATTTCTGCGGGAGGAAATGACGCTTACTACATTTATCACATCCCAACAGGATTAGAAATAATGTCTAGTGTAGGATTTAAAACTAGAAACCCAGTTAAGTATGAAAATCTAAGCGAAAAAGAAGCGGCTAGGTTAGCTGTCAAAAAGTTAGTTGCCGCTAACATTGACATTCCAGGTTCTTACTTAGAATGGAATAAGTCTAGCGCAATTGAAAAAGCAAAAATAGGACAAAACATCATAGATGCTTTTGATGACAAGATTAAGGCTAAAGCTTCATGAGTACACTTATCGCTTAGTCAGCAATAAAAAACACTTAGCTTAGTTAAGCGTTTTTTATTAGTACATCTGCTCAGAAAAGATTCTCCCAGATAGTTGACATTATTGGGAGAACGATCCACAATAGAAAGTAACCAAAACACGGAAAAGTAACAATCATGAACACAGAACAAACTATTAAAAAGTTTAAAGCCAGTAAACTTCGTATTTACGAAGATGGTTACATCGGTCCCCACGGATGGTACTGGAGAAGTCACACAATTGCTAGTTTTATAGCAAAAGCTATTCAGACAAAACACAGTCATAATATGACTGACGTTCTAAATTACACCACTATCTATGTCTCAGAGCTAGTTAAGGTTCCTGCGGGGGGTTTAGCTTGCGGATGTCATGACACACTCTACAGCGTGACGGCTTTAGTTGATTTGTCCCTAGAGTTGCCGACGGAAAAAGAGATATACGCCGCTTACAAACACACTAACGCCCATTTCAGCGGCGTAGAAGCTATAAAAGGCGGTTATCACTTTTATAGCATTTGGTAATAACCAACTAAGTCAAAACGGAGATAATTCCCCGTTTTATATTAACACTAACAAAAACCACTATGATCTTAATCTTGTCTCTTAAATTAGAAGATTTTGAGGTTTTAAAATCTTCTATTCAGAAAATCGACAACATTGACACTAACTTGAGTCTTGTTAAGCTACAAGATTACTCTTTATCGGGCATAGGTTTGACAAGAGTAGCTTTAATCTGCGATAAACCTCCTCAGATAATTGCAAAAAAAGGAATCAATACAGAAACAGAAGCAGTTATCCCTGAAACTAAATACTGCGTTGCCTGCTTAGTTTTGGGTAAATTTACGGCACTTAATGCCCGAAACAATTCTGGGTATTGTTTAGAACATCGAGAACTTGATCCTAAGCGGAAGCAGGATCAACACCAACGTTACAAACAAAGACGTAGTACAAATGCTCAGAAATAATTCTCCCATCTACTTGACTTTATTGGGAGAATTTTGTAAGATAAGACTAGGCAAACAAACACACGAGGACAAAAAAAATGACTTCTATCGAACTTTACGAAAGAGATACGCTTATCAGGCTTTTCCAAAGCACCCTCAATCAAATTAACCAAGAGTGTTTCGGAGAAAAATTGTCAGTCACCGATAACGGTGATTATGTTACGGTCAAAACGCAAGGGTTATTCGTTGCAAATTATGACATCCAAAAGCTTTGGGACGCACTAGAAAACTATGATCAAGATGACTGTGTTAAATTTGATAATTTGTGGGATTCTCTTGATAATTGCAAATACACCCTTCCAGAAAATCAGGAAACTGAAAATGGGTTAAAGACCGATGATGAGTTATCTTTCTCTGAAAAAAGACAGGTTGCGCTCGTTCATTGGTTGTTTGATGAACCTGACTTAGAATACCAAGAGTTTAATAAAACATGGATTGAAAAGGAAAACTTAAAGCGGGAAAATTTTGAATTGACTCAATCTATTCAAGAGATGCATAATCTCAGACAGCGTGAGACTAAAGAAGTATCTGAGATTATTAACCACTTGACGGCTTGTATTCATGAATTAAAACAGGCCAAAGAGTTCAATGAAGCATGGATTAAAAACTTAAAGCAACGAATACATGATCTTGAATGCACAGTTTTTCTACTGCAAAGAGAAACAAATCAAATAACAGTTCTAAACGAATCTGTTACTGAATTACATACTCGTATTTATCAACTTGAACAGGAAAATAAGCAACTAAAAACCAATCAACCAGAAACCAAACCAGAACCTAAGCTAGATAAAAAACCGATGGCTAAAAAGCCTAAGTTTAAACTGCCAGAAAACTTTGCTGACTACCAGCAAGAGTGCAACGACTTAATTGATGCCTTATCCTGTTTTTACAATATCAAAAAAGGTAAATGGGGAAAAGACATTCTCCAGTTTATTCTTACTCCCAACGATACCGAAAAAGCAAAGCATCCATATCCTGACAAGTGGAAAGCAGGACTATATTTACATGGACAGTGGACAGTCGATAAAGTCAATCTATCCGACCCTGATGGATGGGAAGACTGGTTCATGAATGTCAACGACTTCGCTGACGCTAACGACATAGAGATTAGTTAGTTTCTAGTTATTAGTTATCAGTAGTACAAACGTTCAAAAATAGTTTTCCCACACACTTGACTTTATTGGGAGAATGATCCACAATAGAAAGTAACCAAAACACACGAGGTACTAAGTCATGTCTAACGATAAACAACCAATCGAAACAACACAAATTCCTAAAATTAAAAAAGCTCAAATTTTCTGCAAAGAGATTGAGTTATTTGCTCAATCTTTAAATCAGAAAGCACAAACAGTGCTGGACAAGTATCCGACGCTGTAATCAGTTGTCAGTTATCAGTTGTCATCTGTCAAAAAGTGTGTGATTGCTTTATTGGCTTGATTTTCCGAGATTTTTGGCAGTTCTGCGATCAGTGTAACCATGAGTAAATCTACGAACTACAAAAAGATAATAAAAAAGTTTGACAAACTACTTGACACGAAAACATATCCCTGTTATATTGGGTATATACCAAAACACACAAAGGAGTTCAACATGGCTACCATCGACAAAATTGATTCTCAACTTGCTGACTTACAGTCTGAAATAGACTACTTAAAATCTCAAATTGAGATTTTTCAAGCCAAGCTATCTGATCTAGAACACCTTAAAGCGCAAAAAGAAGCGCAAAAAGAAAGAGTTCAAGACAAAACCTCAAAAGTATTGACAGAAGCAGAGTCACTAAATGTAGAGATTCCTTCAAAAGAAGAATTTGAAAAAGTCTATTATCATATTCCTTATTATCAGGGCGGACTAATCGATCAAGAAATTTGGAAGAGGCTATTGCTGAGGATCAAAAAACCATAGCACTTAAAGCTATGTCTGTTATGTATTTTGGCTAGTCTCATCGGGGTTTAAAAATATTTCTTAACCCACTTGACATACAAACATATACCTGTTATATTGGTTATATGCCAACAAACACAAAAGAGGTTACGATGAAATTTAACAGACAAGCACCTGGTCACTACGTTGCAGTAGCAGAAAAAGTTGAAATTAAAAAAGGTATTGGTGTCGATAAAGATAAATGGTTCTGTTATTTTCCTGATGGTAAAGTATCTTACCGCCGTAGCTATGAAGCGGCTAAGGCTTGGTCAGAAAAATATATAGGGCAACCACAAACAAAACAATTTCAACCTACACCTAAAAAATCACAACCATCTTTAAAAACACTACTTCAGCAAAATTTAAGCTGTGTAAGAGGTGTAGAACCTTTAGGATGTTTTAATAGTGGACGCGCTGCCGCAATTGTTCATCTGTCTGTAAATGATAAATCTTTTTATGTAGTTGGCTATGATGAGTGCATAGAAGATACCATTTTCAAAATCAGAAAAAATCTTCGGGCTGGCATTTTAGATAATTCCTATGAGGCTAATTCTCATACATATTTAATTTTTGAGAATTTTTCTAAAGCCGAAAAAGCTTATCGTAGCATGGATAACAAAATGAGAGAAAGAAACTTAGCTGATTTGAAAGTTATCAAAGAAGCTAAAGAAAAAGCTAAACAAGGAGACATAGAGGCTATGTTTACACTAGGAGACTACGGGGTTATTTGAAAAATATTTTCCAAACCCCTTGACAACATACAAACATATCCCCTACAATGGGGATATAGAGAAACAAACACAAAGGAGATAAGCAGATGCCTAACAGAAAAAAACGTACAATAGAAATACAAATTGAATACAAAAAACAAAGACTTTCTGTAGTTGAATTACAAATTAGAAAACACCGAAATCCTGGTAAATACAAAAAAGAAAGAGACTTGATTTTGTCTGAAATTGAAAAAATGGAAGCCTTAATTAATGCAATGTCCTAAATGTCAATCACAGAGAATCTCTAAAAAAGGGTTCTCTGTGTCAGGAAAACAGCGTTATCGCTGTAAAGACTGCAATCATCATTTTACTGGTAATCCAGCAGGAAAACCCTCCCACCCTGATTCAATGACTAACGCCGAAAGATGTCGGCGTTATCGGTTGAAAAAAAAACAAAAAAACACTTGACACGAAAACATATACCTGTTATATTGGGTATGTACCAAAAAACCAAAGGAGTTCATCATAGATCGCATTCAAGAAATTCTTTCTTTACTAGAAAAAATTGAAATCGAAAAAGCCATCTTAGACCAAAAAAAAATCTGAGCTAATGGCAGAATATAAACACCACAAGGAACACCACAAGCGAATCGCATACCATAATGTCAACATCCAGCTATTCCGTGTGCAGTGTCAGCTAATTGATTTACGAAAAGCTGACGAAAAATGTTCATTGGTCTATGATGTTTTGCTCGACAAGCGGGCAAAGCTAGATAAACAGCTTGCCGATCTAGATAAACAGTTTGCTAACAGTTAATAAAGTAGTTTAGCCGGCTAATATTAGCCGGCATTAGGAGGGAATCTCATGCAATTTTTAATCGCAGTCCAGGATCATGAAGGCCGTTGGCATAAGAAAGGATTCGTTACCTTTAATCGGCGGTGTATTCCAGATTCTCGCCTAAAAGATTTTTTTCCCCCAAATACTAGAGGGTATGAGAATCTTTTAAAATCTTGTCGGTTTTTGGCGGGAGATAAAGCTGCTCAGTCGGTGGATTGGCAGTATCGATCTTTGATGGTTCGTACTCACAAAATAGATTAAGTCGCGTGTGATTGTTAGCAATTTTACTCAAGACTAAAGATTGTTTGTAATCAGTTATCAGTTATCATCAACTATTTGGGATTAACAAAATGAACCAATTTACAGAAAAACTACCCAATCAAGTCACATTAGAGATGGTAAGCTTACCAGCAGGTAAATTTCTCATGGGTTCTTCTGAAAGCGATGATGAAAAGCCTCAACACCAAGTCAAAGTAAACAGTTTTGCCATTGGCCAATATCCCATTACTCAGGAACAATATCAAAAAGTGATGGGAACCAATCCTTCTTACTTTAAAAATAATCCCCAAAATCCGGTAGAAAAGGTTAGTTGGGACGATGCTCAAGCCTTTTGTAAAAAATTGAGTCAGCTAACAGGGAAAACCTATCGCCTACCCACAGAAACTGAATGGGAATACGCTTGTCGGGCGGGGACAACTACTCGCTATTATTTCGGTGATGATGCTAATCAGTTAGGAGATTACGCTTGGTATGATGGAAATTCTCAAGGGACAACTCATCCTGTGGGACAGAAAAAGCCCAATGGTTGGGGACTCTATGACATGAGTGGCAATGTTTGGGAGTGGTGCGAAGACGATTGGCACGATAACTATATCGGAGCGCCGACGGATGGATCGGCGTGGTTTATCACGAATGATAATCGTTCTCAGTCTCGTAAGTGTCTGCGCGGCGGTTCTTGGAGCAGCAACAACCCTAATGGCTGCCGTTCCGCTTTCCGTCTCTACAACGTCCGCCGCGACTACCGCTACATCTATCTCGGTTTTCGGGTAGTCTGCGACAATTAGCCGAGTAATTTTAGTTATTAGTTACCAGTCATTAATAATCGTTCAGGAACAAACAAATGTACTTTTACAACGCCTTCAGTTTCTGCCTTCTTACCCCTAGTGTAAAAGAATTTGCTGTAAAGCTCGAAAATATGCTAGTAAAATTAGAACATCGTTTAGCAATAAGCGAAGATGGTCTTTACTGTAAAATATTTTATTACCAACCATCAACTAATGCCTATCCAAATGTTTATGATACTCAAAAAGTGTACGAAATGTTAAATAATTTTAACAAACATAAAAATTATTTATGGTCTTTTCTCCAAGATTGCAAAGCTTAATTCATTAATTATTGGTTAGTAGCCTGCGACAATTAGTCAGTTATCAGTTATCAGTTGTCAGCAACGAATCAACGGGAGTAATTATGCTATCATTTCAAGAGTTTCAATCTGTAGTTACGCAAAAGTTTCCTTATTGTAATTGGATATTTGAGCAACATAAAGTTACTGTTATAGGAGAAAAGTATTATGCAAACATTACAGGCAGTCGAATAATAATTTCCTTTTCTTGCCAGTATCAAAGTTGGTCAGTTGGGTTATTAAGTGAAAACAGGGAATATATTCAATGTTACCAGCGACATCACGAGAAATCTTTTGATTTGATATGCACTCAAATTGAGCGAAATATTCAACTAAAGTTTTAGTTTTATTAGGATTGTCAATAAATCAACAGGAGTATCATGCTGTCATTTCAAGAGTTTCAAGAACAAGTTTTAAAAGTTTTTAGTCCAAGTGAAAAAGAGTGTAAGTTTTGGAAGAGTTACTCAAGTTTCTCGGCAGATATTAATTATCATGGCGTAGAATATGTATCTTTTCAGGTAAGATACATAATAGACGAGAAAGACTGCAATTGCGGGCAGTGGTTTATTCAAAAAACTTACACGCAAAAATGTAAGACTTTTTCGGATTCCTTAACTCAAGGCATAGAAACTATTAGTAAACAAACCACAAAATGTATTAACGGTGAGTTGCAAGTTTTCCATAAAATTCAGGAAGGACAGAAAAAAGCTGTTTTTCAAGAGTTTTTAAGCTTTTTAGAGGAACTAAAAAAAACAGAAAATAAATAGAGGAAAATTATGTTATCGTTTCAAGAGTTTCAATCTACAATCAAAGAAAATATTCCCTATTATCTTTGGGAATTTGAGCAAAATCAATCTTCTGACAATAATGGCGAATATTGGGCAAGAATAAAAAATTCCCAGATAGGAGTACGTTATCTTTGTCGATTAAATAAGTTTATCGTTATTTTGCAAAATAATGATAAAGACTATGGCGATCAAACAACTATAGCTACAGACTTAAGGTTTGTTCACGATGCCGTCGTGAGCCATATTCAATTAGGGTTTTAGTGTAATGATTAGATTTTACTGGAATAATAAATTAGTGTCTTATCACGAAACACAAGAGGAAGCTTTTAAACAAGGATTTAAGTATTTACATCAGCATCCTGCATCGCCTGATTTTAAGCGTATGCCTCATAGACAGTGTTCATTCGTGGACACAACAGAAATCGATTGGTGGAAACATTCAAAAATTCTTTTTGAACGGTTTACTGATTGGATTTGCTATAAGCGGTATTCTGATAATGAAAGCGTACTTATGGACATGAAGCGTATCTTTTCAGAAATAAAAAGAAAAGGGTATTTATCTTTAGACGATATAAATCAACTAATAGAGATTAACCCATACTTCTTAAATAACTTTGCAAGGTGCTATAAATTAACTCCAGAAGATGTAAAAGTGTTAGCATCTGAAAGAGAAGTAACGTTTAACATGGTTTTTGAGTACATAGAAATTGATTATTCGGCATTAGCGTATTGGTTACGCAAATCAAAAATCACTCCCTAAAACCAATAAAAATAAATTGCTATAATAGCTGTAAGGATAACTTACAGCTATTTTTTAATGATTAACTGGAATCTAGGAAAAGACTTAGCCATTGAGTCTTTTAATGAGATGGTGGGCGAGTTTGCCCAAGAGATTAACTTTCAGGTAGAAGATACTAAATGGAACTGGCCACGGGAGACTGTACGAAAAAATGGTAGTGTAGTTGGCTCACCTCGGGACATTGTAGATACAGGTGAGCTAAAAAATAGCCAATTTATTGAAGATGTATCGGATACCTATAAAGTAATCGGTTACACGGCTGATCATGCCGCTCTTGTCCATGAAGGGTATCAAATAGAGCGTAACGATGGGACGGTGACAGATGTTCCCGCCCGACCTTTTATCGACACGGCTATAGAAGACTATAATCCAATTGAGGCTTATAGTGAAATCTTAAAGGAAAAATTAAATGAGTGAATCAGAATTAAGAGATATTTTATTAAGCATTAGAAACAATTTAAAGATACTTATCGGCACTGACTTAGGTAAATACGAAATAACAAGCCCTACAGGGCAAAATTTAAAAGAAATTGATGCTATTTGGGTAGAGCCTCCTGAATTACCCCCTAACTATAAAGTAAAACCTAATAGCGGCATCGAAGCAATTATTCAAAGAGAGCCTAATCCTTATCACGAAAATTTACTAGGATATACCGTAGGCATAAACACCTATTGCATTACCTTAAAACAGTACAATCTAGAGAAATCCTTAACACCGGTGATCGAGAGACTTAAATCATCTCGCTACTGGAATTTTCTAGATCAGCCTCGCTTAACCCCCTATATCAAAACTTCTGAGGGGATTATCAGACCAAAAGTGACCTTTAAAATCACTACTGCTAGGCTTTTAGACTTCTAGAGTACACATTTACTAATCTTTTATAGTACAATATAACTAGAAAAGTTTAGTCAGTGATTAGAATGTCGAATCAGATTTTAGAGTTAAACCGGAGTGACAACCTCACCCCTAGCCGTGATACGCAATTTTTTATCTCTGGTACTTATGGTTTTGGAGAGGAACCTTCCACACGAGTAGCCGATTTAGGTGGTGCAATCGTCTTAGGTGATTCCACTCTTACCGTGGCGACTGGGGGTTTTGGCCGATTTTTATATGCTGGCACTTTAATTTATGTGGGGACTGCCGGTGATTATGTAATCGTCCGAACAAAAACGACCACATTAACCCAGACAGCAATCCAGATCGAACCTTCCAAAATTGCTACTACCCTTGCTACTCCTGCTCAAAAATGCACAATTAAATCTTGGGTTCCTTTTTTGAGCGCTAAGACCTTTAACGTTGACACCTCCTCTACCGAGGTTACTGATTCCGTCTTTGGTGAAATGGCGGTGGAGAAATTTATCTCCGAAATCATGAGTACTGGGTCGGTATCGGGTCCGCTTGTATTTGGTGATCCTGGATATGAAATCATAAAGGCCGCAGAGCAAAAAGGTGATCGAATTTATCTCGAAATTGTCTATATGGGACAGCGCGGCGGCTTAGGTTTTCAGACAAATGTTAGCCAAAATGTTAGTGGTGAAAAAGGCAATTTCCTACAAGGAAACGTAACTCTAACTATTAGTGGCAATGTGTTTGACATTAAACCGATGGCAACGTCGCCATTCTCTCCTAATGTAGCCGATGACCTCAATTAAAATAGTTAAACTCCTTGTTGATGAAGACCAAGAGGTAATGTTAGTCAATTCTAGAATAATCAATAATTACCTCTGGTTTTCTTTCGGTGCGTTTGATCGAGAAATAAGTCAACAAGAAAAGATATTAATCGAACCACCAGACGGAACAAAAAACCAAGAAAGAATACAGGTATCTGTGATCATTGATCCTCTGTGGCTCAATACTGAACAAAGTGCAAAAAGAAATCAAAAGGTAAAAATAAATGGCGAAGTTAAGCGTATTGGGCAAATTGAAATTTAATGAAACATTCTTTTTTCCTTTAAAAAAAGAGTGGCTTTATTATATCCAAGACAATGATGCTTTATTAGAAAAGATAGATACAATTGCCACTGAAGAAAATGGGGAAATTGGGATTAAGTTTTTAAAACGATACGGGATTAATCCAAAGGAAAATGAAACAGTCAAGGAATACTTAGAAGCACGGGAAAAAGCTGACAAAGCTTATCTTGAGAAAATTAAAGCTATCGGGCAAAAAACGGGACTATCCACTGCTGAAATTGAAGGAGTAGTAGTTAACGACGGTTCGATCCGAGAACGAATTGAACAGGTCATGGTTGATGCCCTTGACGGGGTAAAATCTGACAGCGTAGAACAAAAAGTAGAAACCGCCGCTATCGTACAGCAATCAATTTTAAATAATCGCAAAAAAACAAGAGAACTAACAAGAGAATCTATAGAACTTGTAGAGCCTTATCTTGATGAATTAAACGCTTTATTTAAGGATCGGGAAACAACTTATGAGACGTACAATAAAGCCTTATTAGCTAACTTTCTTGGAAGTCCTCGACGGGTAGTTAAACTTAAAGATAAATCTTCTGTTGATTTCACCATACAAGACATTAATGATATGTCTCAATTTATGGTAGTAAAACTCTATCAAGACTATCTCTGGCAAGACATAACTCAGTGGCAAAACCCAGAAACTGAGAAACCAGGGACTGAAAAATCAGAATCAGAATCAACGGAGGATGACGAAAAAAACGAATAGATGACGCAATTAATGCGCGGTTAGAGGCAATTGCTAACCCCATTAATTGGGAAGAAATCTATTACAAATGGTGTGCATGGGGATTATCTATGGAAGAGTGGGAAGAATGGCCAGACTGGTTAATCCTAAAAAAATATTCAGGGATTCAAAAAGTCAAATGTGAAGAGATTAATTCACTATCAGACACAGTCAGTCAGATTGCCGCCATGGTTAACATTTACTTAATGGCTCAATCAAAAGAAAAATCACAGTCTCAACCTCCAAAACCCAGTGATTTTCTTCCTTTCCGGTTTAAAGAAAATAAAAAATATTTTCTTGATCAAGAAACCGCTCAAATTCTGTTAGAAGCCATGAAAGCTGGACAAGTGCCAGTCTTCGCCACTCAAATAATAGTCGATTGCGGACTATACGACGAAATAATTCAATTAGTAGGGGAGAAAAGCTAATGTCTTTATCACTTGGTACTTTAGAAATCGGTCTAGGGCTAAATACAGCCCAATATGATAGCGGTATCAAATCGGCTAAAGACCAGCTTTCTTCTTTAGAAGATCATGCCCAAAAAATCACTAGAGACATAGAATGGTCTCTTAAGCAAAGTATTCCTAAGTTAACAATTGTTCCAGTAGTAGATCATCGCCCATTGCATGGTTTAAATAAACATTTATCAGAAAAAGAAAAACACATTGATCGAGTTAGTAAAAAAGTTATCAGGATTAAAGTTGATGACAGTGAACTACAAGAAATAGCAAACAAAACAGTTATAGTTCAGGCATCAGTTCAATCTAAAGGTTCTAGCCAAAAATATTCTAATGAGATTAAACAAAAAGTAGAAGTATCTATCAAAAATGCAAATCTTGAATTATTAACAGAAATTAAAGCGGTTACAAAAGAAATTAAAGAAGTTGTTAAATCTGTTTCTAGATTAAAGCCTACAGCTATTGGAACTATAAGCAATTCTTTAATACAAGGAATTGGATTTAATTTGACTAAAAGTTTTAGTCAAGGATTTGAACAAAGTTTTACTAAAAAAACTGGGTTTAACTTTGAATCCGCTGGGCAAAAAACTGGAAATATAACTGCTAGTTCTGTACAGTTTGTTCAACCAGTATTAAATAAACTTGTTGATACTTTACAAATAAAAATAGATAAAATAACAGGCAGAGATAAACCGATTGGAGAACGAATATTAACTGCATCAGAAACTTTCCAAAAAATACAAACCAAGATAGGAGTTTCTAATAATAATCCTTATACTCAAAAATCTATAGATAATTCGATAGCAAGTTTTCAAAATATGCTCAGTGTTTTAGGAAGTGGCGAATTTTCAAAATTTCCAGAAGCATCTCAAAAAGCAATAACTTCACTAACAGAGTTATTAAACCTTATATCTTCCGAAAATGACTTAGGTGAGCTTACTAAAGATTTAGCAGATTTATTAAAAATAACAATTGCTTTTAGTGGAAAAGATTTTTTACAAATTATTAAACAATCTCACTCTCTTTTGAAAACTCAAAAAGCTTTAGAGGGAAGTAGCGCAGAATTTATCGGAGCTTTAAAGCAAGCAGTATCAGAGCAAAAAATTATTGAACAAGGATTTAGATTAATTGCAAGAGAAAATCATAAATCATTTTTTGTTAACGATGAAGGTAAATATATTGGAACCGACAATGTAGGTGGTCGAGTGATCGGATTTACAGCCACACCAAAACAATCAATGCCTGGTGTTGGGCAAGATATTTATGAAATTGCTTTTTCTCTAGATTCTCAGTTTTCTAGTCTAGGGGATGCAGCGCAATTAACAAAAAAAGAAGTAATTCAGCTAAAAAACTCTGTGTCTGAGTTTTTTAATAAGTTTGTAAGCAATACTAATGAAGCTATATTAACTGCATCGCCAGAAAATGCAGATCAAAAAGGAAAAAGACGGGGATCAATTTATCAACGATTTGGGTTTGTTCCTGAAGGAGAAGGTAATCGTTTAGTAGCGCAAATTTCTTCTAGAAAAATTGTTGAGCCAAACTTAAAATTTAATTTAAAACAGAATGAACAAGTTACTCAAATAAGTAAACAGATTGAACAAAGATTGACAACTACTTTAGGTACGTTCGATAATTTATTTCAGCATAGTATTTCACAAGCTATTCAATACGCTAAATCTATAATTGTTGGAAGCGAGTTAATTCAACAAGATTTAGAGCAACTTCAAAAAGAAGCCCAAAACGCTGAATATGATGATTCACCCGCAATACAATCTCAAAATAAAATAAATCAAAATTTAAAAAACTTACAGGCAAGGATAAAACAAAGCAAAAGACTACAAAACGATCCTATTTTACGGGATTTTTCTAAAATAGACATAACAAATATAGATACTCTTGTACCAAAAGAACAATTAGCAAAAATTGCATTAAAAATTACTAAAATCACAGAAAATGTGCCTAAAGAAATTGTTAAAAAATTACTTGAGCGTGTTGCACAATTTCAGCCAGAAGAAATAATTGATCCTACACTCTTAGGATCAATTATTTCTTCATTAACAAAAGATATACAAACTCAATTAACAGGAGTAACACCTCAATTAAAAATGTTCGGTAGTGGTGTTAATTCAAATTATCTAAATTTATTACCAGAAAAAAAACGAGAATCATTTCTTAAAAAACAAACAGAATACGAGCAAGCATTAATTAAATACGAGCAGACCAACAATCCAGAAGCCAAAATACCGACCCCTCCACAGTTAAGCAAGATTGATAAACAGACAATTGCTAAAAACCTTAGAATTGAAGACGTTCAACGCGAAGTTTCCTATGTTATTCAAAATGCTAACACTTTAAGAAAAGCGTCTCAAGATGCTATTGATCGAGTTAATAATTTATTAGCTAAAGTGCCAAAAAACGAAAGATTTGGGCATCCATTAGCGTCATTAAAAGGGAACCTTACTCAACTTAAAGAATCTGCCGAAAATGTTAATCCTATTTATGATTTAAAAAAATTAGGTGTAAATAAAGAAATTCTTGACGCTATTGACGTTAAATCTCAAGTAATACCAGAAATGACTGATACTGGTTCTAGTATTGTCTCTGGATTAGTACAAGGATTAAATAGTAAATTAGCAGAACTTGAGACTGTTTCAATAGACATTGCCTCTATTCCACTAGAAATAACCAAACAAATCAATAAAATACAGTCGCCTTCTAAAGAATTTGAAAAAGTAGGAAAAAATATAGTTGAAGGTGAAATTAAAGGAATTAAGTCAAAAGAAAAAGACTTACAAGCGACGATGGCTATCATTGCTAAAAATATGATAGAAAATCGTTATTTGGCAACTAAAAATCCTGTAAACATCGATCCGTTTTTTCCTCATCAAATAGAAGCGTATCAAAAACAATCATCAAATACTTTTATTGGGGACATCCAATTAGGGCAAGAAAAAATACAAGGCGTTTCATATCAAAGTCAATCTATTTCTCAAGTCAATCAAAAAGCTATTAACCAAAGACTAGCGTTAGAAGCCGAAAATGAAGCAAATAGAAAAGCTACTAATAAAGCATTAACTGAAGCATCTAAATATACTGCAAAAATACGAGAACTGTCTGAGAAAGATGCGGAACGTACTCGTAAACATAAAGCAGAAAAAGAAGCATGGGCAAAATTATGGACAAATCATGAAGCGCAGAAAAAAGCTAGTACACAACAGCTAGTTCCTGTTATAGCATCCACTGAAACACTAGGTAACAACAAAATAAAAACAGAAAAGACAGAAGAAGAACTTCCTCTTTATACACCGTCTTCTATTGTAGAAAAAAAGGTTCAAGTATTAAAAGAATCTGGGCAATCTACTAATAAAATTGAAAAAATGTTAGCAGAATCTGCTAAAAAGTCTGAAGAGTTATTTTTAAAAGAAATGACAAAACGTTCAGCTAAAAAAGCGGAAGAAATTTATGCTAAAACTATTAAGGAATTTAAACAGAAAGCTTTACCGCCTGCTATTAATCTTGGTTCAATTCCTGATCCTTGGACAGAAGCATCTACAGGTGGTGCAGATGGGCAACCTCCTAAACCCCCTATCAACCGACCTGTTGCTTCATCTGATCCCGAACCCGAACCAAATAAACAGGTAAAATCGGCAAGCAAGATAATTCAGAATATAGACAATCCTACTCAATTACAAAAAATAGGTAAGGCATTTGAAGCAATTAAAAATCAGTTAAATAACTTGCCTGAACCTATTAAACGAGTCTTGCTTGGAGCAAGAACACTGTTATCAGCTTTTGCTGGTTTTCAAATTCTTCAGCAAGCCGGTGTGTTTTTTCGACAATTTACCACTGATTCTTTTCAAGCAGCATTAAACATGGAGCGGCTTGAAACAGTCTTAAATTTCTCAACTGGAAATGCTGAATCTTCTCTTGCTAAATTAAAGATACAAGCTGACCGATTAGGAATATCATTTTTATCTTCTGCCAAAAATTATCAGCAGTTTAGTGCTTCTGTAATAAATACGCCATTAGAATTTCAAAAAGATAAAATTTTTGAAGGAATAACATTAGGATTGGCTACTAGAGGTGCTAGTTCTCAACAGCAAGACAGAGCTTTACTAGCCATTACTCAGATAGCTAGTAAAGGTCGTGTTTCAATGGAAGAACTTAACTCTCAGTTAGGTGAAGCAATGCCAGGCGCGTTACAGATTGCTGCTCGTTCTATGGGATTGACTTCTCAAGAATTTATTAAATTAGTTGAATCAGGATCTATTTTAGCAGAAGATTTGCTACCTAAACTAGCTACACAGATTAACTTAGAAAGTGCTGGTGGACTTAGTGTTATTGATGATACTGCTTTTGCTCAAGTTGCCAGAGTTCAAAATCAGATAGAATTGCTTCGCATTTCATTAGGCGAATCTTTATTAAACGCTTCTAAATTAGGATTACCATTAATAACAAAAGGACTAGAAATATTAACGAAAAATGGTCAGTCGTTAGCTACTGTATTGACATCTATTGGTGTTGTTAGTGCTGGCGGTTTTATTATGGTTTTAAAAAATATCGGACTTATAGACTTAGGATTAAAAGCACTGGGAGTTACAGCGGCATCTACTCGTGGGGCAATATCTCAGATTGGAGTAGGACTACTTAAAGGACTAGGATGGACTGCTTTAATTTATGGTGTAATGGAAGCTTTTAAAGAGCTTTATCAGTACATCAACGCAGGCTCCGAAGAGTCTAAACGATCTCTTAAATCAACTCAAGAATCGTTACAAGAATTGAGAAGATTACTAGAGAAACCTTTGCCTACACCTAAAGCTTCTACTGTTATAACTGATAGTGCAACCGCAATTCAGCGATTTAAAAACAACAGAGAAAGAGATAAAAGCTTAGAATTTACTGCGGGGGGACTCATTGATACGACACAAATTTTAAGATTATCAACCGATACATTCAGTGATACAAAGATTATTGAATTTACGGGTAAACTTGACACATTGCGGCAAAAAGCAAAAGACCTCAAGATAGATGAAATCATAGCTAGTGGAGATGCTGACGTTAAAAAAGCTACATCTGTTCGTCAAGAAATTGCGAAAGTAAACCAAGAAATACAAGCTTTAACGGAAAAATACTTTCCTCAAATTGGGCTTATTGTTAATGAGATAGCATCTACAGAAGAAAGAATTACAGCAATTAAAAAAGTTTTAGATGATCCAGGGTCTTCTAATTCCCAAAAAGATAATGCTAGTATCCAGCTAGAAATTGCTGAAGTTCAACTTAGAAAATTAAAAGAATCGCAAGAAAAATATAACGAAGCAGTCAAAGAGAATTTAGTCAACTATCAACGATTAACAGAACAAATAAATAAAGTAGCAAGAGCTTTATCTAATATTGAATTTGTCTCTAGTGGTCGAACTATTTTGTCTGAAACAGATATTAAACGACAAGTTTTATCTGGGAACCTGAAGCCGTTTGAAATAGACTTGACCGTTAGAGAACAGAGCCTATCTATTGTCAAGGATCAGTTTAATTCGCTTAATGGATTATTAGCAACCAAAGAAAAAGAATTACAAAACACCCTAACAGATCAAATTAATCAGCGAATAACTGAGTTAATGCCTGAATTAAATGGAATAGATTTTAGAACGGCATTACAGCAGGGAAGTGTGTCACCAGAAGCTATAGGTGATCGGTTACAACAGTTGGGAGATCAAGCGCCTTTTGAATTAAACCAGGTATTAGAAACAGCTAAACAGCAAGCATCTATTAGACGACAAACTTTAACTATTGATAAATCAATTGTTGATACAGAACTAGAAATTGCTAACGCTAGACGAGAGCGTGCAAGAAATGCCAGACAAGCATCAATAGTCGGTGCCAATGTCAACGAGAGAATTGCTACTTTAAGGCAATTACCCTTTGGGGGGCCAGCCGCTTCCTATCGGGATGCCTTATCAGAAGTTCGCAACCAAGAGAGATTGTTAGGAGAGGCTTATCGTCGATTAGAAAGTGCGTCAGACGACCCTAATGTGATTCAGCAAGAGGTTGATAATACCCGATTAGCCCTAGAACAAGCCCGCGCTAACCTATTACAGCAACAAACATCACTACAAGACTATTACCGCAACCTTGACCGTCAGATAATCGACTTTAATCGTCAGATTAAAGATTACAGGAGACAGATTGAAGACGCTCAACTGTCAGCTTTTAGAGAAAATCGTTCCCTATCTGAAAGTTACACTGATTTAGTCAGGGAACTCGATAAGAACCTCTTAAATGCCCAAAATCAGCTACTGGATGCGACCGATAGAATCAGGGTACAGCAAGTTAAAAATCGGTTATTGATACCCGGTACAAGCGACGCTGGCAAAGAATTAGGTGACATTTTCCTAGAATTTGTGCAGGGACAAGCTGATATTGCTAGTCGCGGACGCACCTTCCAATCCCGAACCGAGGAGATAGAAACTTCCTATATCTCTACTCTAAGAAATATCCGTAACTTACAAGAGCAACAGCAAGAGGCTGAAAGAAACCGACTAAAAACGATTGAGGATATTAAACGGACTCAGGAAGACCTCAATCGTACTCTAGCTGATTTAATCCGACAAACCAATAAAGAATTAGGCTTTATTCCCCAATCAATCAAGGATATTGTCACAAATCTTAATACACTTCCAGAACCAATTAA